CATCATAGCTTTAAGCTGACGTTTTGCGTTGTCGTGAACAACAACAGCGGTTTTGGTTTCAATATATTGACCAATTAACACAGTGGCATGGTTGTCTGTTTGGATTGATCTGCGTGTTTTTCCGTTAAACGGAATATTGTCGTTGATTTTTGTTTGTTGTGGTGTTTCCTCCTCAGGAATAAAAGGACCAGGCGCTTGATCAGCTTCCATATGCTCCCAGAATTGTTCACATTTGGCGTAATAATCATCGATGTAAGGCTGGCTGCGTCCGATCCAGATACGTTCTGGCTCGTCATTGCCGCGAATAACTGAGAACAGAATATTATCTGAGCCAAAGCACATCATGTGATGTTGAAGTTGTGGCATGTAAAAACGTGCGGCTTCGGTAGCATCGCGAAAACGAAAGCCGCCAGAGTGCTTTACTTCTAATGGGGTTGTATCCCCTGCCCCTTCCTCAAGGATAGCGTCAGGATGGCTCCCACACATGCCATAGGTGGCCCAGTGTTGCTTGCCTTTGTAGTCTTTAGACATTGTATAGATATCGCCAGCTTCGGCTTGCAGACGCTTAAAAGTCCAATCTAAATGGAAATCTTCGGTGAAGACACCTAACTGAACTTTAAAATTATCAGACAAATCTTCGCGCGGGGTTCGGCCCGTTTTTTCTGCCCAGACTTTGAGCCAATTGCCATTTTTAATATCAATAGCATCAGAAGATCCGATGTATGATTTTCGATTAAGTTTATCCAATTTTTAATTCCTTTCGTTGGATATGTTTAAGTGAGTGATGAAGTCGGAGACTGTCGTTTGAATAGGGGCCAAGGGCAGCTTGTATTTCTGCCCAGCTAGGCCACCACGTTTTTGTTTCAGCCATTTCTGACAGGACAACACGGACGGCTGCTGGTTCGTATTCAGATAATTTTTGGTTATAGAGATTGAGCATTTTTTCACGCTCACTGTCGCTTAGACGCTCATGGCCTGTAACAAGCCACAACTCTATAAGAGACTGTCTTACACCCATGTTATCAGTGTAAATGGGCGTAACAGCGTCGATTGCAGCTTGTAGCTTTACTGGGTCAATACGTTTAGGAATGTGCCAATTTACATTGCCAAATTTGCCTAAATGCCAAGTGTTTGTTTTGTGCTGAATGTCTAATGTTTCAGCGTAAGAGCATACATCAATTTTTACAGCCTCAAGAGAGGAAAGAACTGATGAAATCACTTTCTGATTTTTTGCTCTTAGGTTTGATTTGAACTCGGCCCTCTTTTCGGCGGTCGAGGATTTGACTGATGTTTTTGACGAATGCGCTATCAATTCGTTCGGGCGCAAGTCCGATTGATTGTTCATGGCAGAATGAGATAAAGTCACTTACGGCTTCCTCCATATCAAAGTCGTGGTTAGGGTAAGATTCTAAGAGAGCATCGACACTTTCATTCTCAGGCCACCAATTATTGGGGACGATGTTTGGCTCAGAATGAGACGTATCAATATTAATTTGATAACCAATCGCTGCGCGACTGATCACGTTTTGTTCTAGTAAATCTTTTAGGATTTTTCGAACTTGGTGGGCAGATAATTGAGTGTAGTAAGCTATCCTTTCGGGGCTAGGGTTGCATTGACCTGTATTGGTATTTTTAAAACTACATAGCTGGAACAAAACCAGCTTTTGAAACGGCAACAAACTCGTCTGTTCCGCTATTTTTTTGAATGTTTTGAAACTCATTAAGTATGTCTTTCGTTATTGGAATGACTTTTATTGTCATTTTATTTTTGTTAGTTTTCAGCTTGCGCCAGCCGTGAACTTCAATGTCAAAGCCACTAGCCAGCGCAAGTTCAGACAATGGTTCTGCTTGGATTTTACGAATGCGAGAAGACCACCCGCTGCTGGTTACTTGCACTAAAAGGGGAGAACAGCCTTTTTTGATGCAAAGCAGATCAGCAAATCCAAACAAATCTTGTCTAATTTTTGTGTGATGGTTCCATCGCTCGACAATCGCGCAATGGTATCCAAGCGCCCGAAGGTATTTTAATGATCGTTGAGTAGGAGACATTATTTATGTCCACATTTTAAATAAAACAATTCGTTGGCTTGATCAGCCAGCTTGTCCATTGCTTTAATTTTTTCAGATTCCAAAGTTGCAATGCGAAACTGCAAATCTGTTATTTTTTTGTTTTTCTTTTCTAAAAGTTCATAAGTTGGAACTTCCATTAAATCTGTATCTGGCAGGGTAATTTTTCCTTTCGATGGTTTAACAGCACACGCAACTTTAGCTTTAGTTGAGCGATCTAAATAACTTATTCTGGGATCAAAATTATAACGTTCAACTAAAGGCATTTGTCTTGTCCACAGTTTACATTGGTGATGTAGGTTATTGATTTATATTGGCTTAAAACGACTATAGTTTACAAAATTATTCTATGTAAACAGTAAAGTTAGACGCTTTTTGGTAGCGTGTACCGTAGGTTCGAATCCTACCACCCCAGCCATTGATTTCATTGACTTTTTTAGGTTTTCCCAGATCATTTTTTTTTCTGGTTTACACCTTAGTTTACACTGATGAAGGCTGAGAGAGGTGTCAAGTGGCCCAGCGTAGCGGTTACTTGATACATCTTGAAGTCGAATCAGGAACTTTTAGGTTCCTGCTGTAGTTTGATTAAAACGTGGTCGTTGTCTTGTGGATGCAACGAACAGTATATTTCAACCATTTTAGCTGCGTGTTGTACTGACCAGCCCATAAACAGTGCAAGATCAGACAATGACACGCCAGCGGCAAACAACTTAGTTGCTGCTGTGCCTCTAGCATCATACAAATGCAATTCTGGTCTTATATTGGTGTGGTTTTTTTTCCATTCACCAAGCTTTTGACCAAATTGATTTGCTTTTTTAAGAGGATTACCTCTTGCTCCAACTAAAATCTGAAATTGATCGGACGGAGTTTCGTCCAATGTTTTTCTTAATTTATTTGTTATTGGAATTGATACCATACGCCCATTTTTTTGAGCGCGAAGAACAATTCTAGTATCTTTTATGTGGCTACGGTTAAGTTGGTGTAAATCGCCTGGGCGCAATCCAGTTTCCGTTGCTACAATCAGCACTCTTTTTAACCAAAGGGGCGCTATTGCACAAAATTCATTAATTTCTTCTTCTGTCCAGATAATTTCTGATCTGTCAGATGAATAAAGTTTTTTGATTTTTTGCAAATGGTGCTGAATAAGCCAGCCGCGATCTAATGCCCAAGTTACAATTTGAGCAAGATGCCCTACTCTAGTATCTGCTTGAACAAAGCCATTGCCGCTGGATGCTTTGGCTATATTGTCACGCCACGCATAAACTTGTTTTCGTATGCGAGGATCATTAAAGGCTTGAATGGGAGCGTCACCAAATTTGGCATCAATCCCTTTTTTGTGAAAAATAGAGTTTTTAACGTCACTTTGAGTTCTAATTGCAAGTTTTTTAAACTCTGGTGTGTCTAAAAATGCAATTATTATCTCACGAAAAATTCCTTTAGCTGGCGAGGCTTCTTGCAAAGCTTCCTGATACAATTGAAAATATACAGGGCCACCTAATTGAACTTTATCTGATGAAGACCAGAAACGAGCGCCGCCTCTGTAAAGATAATGATATTCAACATATTTTCCATTCGCTAATTTTTTGCGAACTTTATGAATATGTTTAATCGTTACCTTTGTCATTATCCTCAAACCACTGATCTACTTCATCATCGTCAACACGCTGATTGCGTTTTTCAAAGGTGATAGTGATTTTTTCACCTTCTGACGTTCTACTAAACACGATATTAGCTTGAGTTGTCAAATTATGATCGCTAAGTGCGTCAATAAGTGTTCGTAAACTACGCAAATCATTACTGCCTCTTGGTTTACACTTTAAATGAAAACCACCTTTAATATCACATTAATATAAGTCAAGTTTTTTATAAGCTATTACGCTGCTTGCACCATATGTGGGCAGCTTTGAAACCATTCTATAGCTTTGTTAGCTTCCGCAGCCGCAGAAAAAACCGTTGAAGGCTTATTTTCAAGGTTTTTAATCCAGCTTTGGACGTAGGCAACGTTGTCCTCTCTAGGGGTGTGTTGTATTCCAAATATTGAGCCGAGAAATACGGACCCAATTTCTGCGATGAGTTCTTCTTCTGCTCTTGCTGCTTTTGAGTTGTGATACTCTTTGAAACATCCGCGATCCATGCGATTTGATGGACCTGTGTAGTGGATGGCTTCATGCAAAAGCGTCGAGTAATAATTCTCCGAAGCTGTTGCGTCATTCGTATCAAGAAACGTGGTGGGGTCAGGCATACTAATTTTATCGGTTGCGCGAGTGTAAAAAGCCGATTGAGATTTAACAATGTTTACTCCTGCACGATCTAGAAAACTGTCAATGTTTCTACTGCGAATATGAACTGATGGATGATGCTCGTTAAGCGGAACAAGCTGACTTTCATCAATTGAACTGAATTGAGCCACGTTAAAGCCGTTGTAGACTTTGTATCGTGGGTATTTTTTAGTTGGATCGTTTTTATCTTCAACAACTGTAAAGAAACAAATAGGCGTCGATTTTGAGCCCTTTATTACATTACCAGCACCGATCTTTCTGGATGCTGGAATTGTTAAAAACCTTGGATCATCCCAGCCGTTTTCCATCATAGCAATTGCTGTAGTGAGAACGTTTGAGCCTGTATAAACATGACCAGTTATAGCGTTTTGACAGGGGCGCGGCTGCGCCCAACGTGCCGTCCATTTAATGCCGTCTTCCTTCATCATAGTAATGAATTTGTCGGCAATTTCTTTTTGAACCCTGTTAATACGGGGTTCTTTAATGTCTGTGTCAATTTTCATTGAACATTTCCTTCCAGTTTGATTTTAGATGCAAGAATGCCTTTTGCTTCTGGAACAAACTGAACACCTTTTGCTGTATTGTTAAAAAGTAAGATTGTAATTTGTTCACCGTCTTCATCGGTAATAACCAAATCAGTTACACAAGAGCGTTTGCCGATATATCTTTTTTGAGCAAAATGTATTGTTTCAACATTATGCAAATTAATTTTGGCAGGTGAATCTTTATCTGATCTTATTGTAATTTCAGTAGTTGGTGAATTAATATAAAAGTTCATAGTTGTTCCTTTCCTAGAACAATGTGAGTTGACGGGATTTTTCGACGTACTTTTTCCAAGCTGGTCTTTCAGCTTCATGGTCAAGCCAGTTGGAAACAAAAAAAATAACAGTTTTGTATTCTGCTAAATTTCTATGAGTAAGATAGTAAGATTTGTAGCCAGTTTCAGTTATTGAAATTGGCTGTGTGGCTTTGATCTGCAAGTGATCTACGCCTATGTTTTCATCTGTTATACAGTCAAAAACTAAGCAAATTTCTTTATCTTGCAGAATTAAAATTGGGATGTTTTGCCATACGAAATTATGATGAATAAGTCTGGCTTCATATTCAGCATCTATTTGAGCAAATGAGTTCATGCCCTTTCCTTTGCTGTTGGTGCGCTGTTGGGGCGCTTTCCCTCTGAGCGAGGGAGGGAGGAAGGGAGGCGCAGGGGCGTAGCGAAGCGAAGCCCCTGTGCCGACCGACCGACCGACCGAGTGAAGTCTGTCAGTAGATAAAGATCACCGTCCTTTCAGTAATTTGGGTTTACGGTTGATTTTGTGGTGCATTAGAGGCTCCTTTTTGACGGTTCGACTAATCTTGCGTCTTGTTATGGCGTTAACCACTTTTGGCATTTTATTCATTTTCCACCCTTCCTAATCCAAGGCATTCGTCGCATTGTTTAATGCCTTCATCTAACCAAGCATCTGAGAGGCACGTTCCACGCACCACATCTGACGTACGAAACCCCCTGCCCCGACAATCGGGACAAGGGGAGTAATCGTCAGGATGCTCAGGCGGCTCTAGTATCGAGTCCATCTGCTGCGATTTGTGCAAGAACTGGGTCTCCTTTTTGTTGAGTGTGAATAACGTGACCTGTCTCCATGTCGGCTACATCTTGGGTTGATGTATTAATGCCGTTAGTGTTGAGATCAGGACGATCTGCATTTGACCGAATACCGTCGAGATAATCTTGAACGGGATTGCTTGGTGCATCAGGTTCTTCCTGCATACGAGGGTCAACATCTGTAGACGCTGTGCTTTCTGGAACGTAATTGCGAGGCTGCATTGCATTCAAACTCAGCTTATCTTCTGCCTTGCTGTTTTCAGCTTGGTTAAGAGGCTGATTTTTAACTGCGTCACGATCTTCAATGCGCCGTCTAATGCCAGCGCGAGCCGCTTCTTCGTTAAAGTCACGTTCAAGATGAGTTTTGTGTGAAGCCATTGCAGCTTCTAACAACTCGTCACAAGCTATCCTGGCGTTGTAAGCTTTGTTGACGCGTTCCAAAAGGTTTTCGTAAGTTGCGCCACCGTGTGAACTGCTGCCTTCACGTTGTTTAGCCAAAGCTTCTGAAAAGAGTTTGCTGTGATAAATGTCGGCATTAACTGCAACGTCAGTCAAGCTGTAGCAAATCTTATTAAGT